TTTTAATACTCGTCTTACTTCTCTGAATACATCTACAAGTCTACAAATATATTCCTCTGGCGTTTCCTCTAAGCCTATCTGTTTATCTTCTCTTACTGCACCACACAAAGGACATACAGTTTTGTATATTGCATCCCCTACATTCCCTATCAATTCCGTTTGCTTATGCCCTGTTATGGTCTTATCACTAAATTTGCTTAATCTCCTGTGAGGGCAATTAGGATCACCTCCTATCCATTTCCCTGTTCCATAATCTCTTAATCCATAATAGGGGGGGGATGTAACACAACAATCAACAACGCTGTCGGGAATGGTTTTTAATACTTCTAAACTATCCCCTTGTAGTATCTGATTTGTCAGCATTTTCATCCTCCTTAGCAAAACGTTGATATATTACATAGCTTGCCCCGCAATTCATACAAGTATATTCACTTACAATGCCTTCACCTTCTTCGTCAAAATCTTCCAAATCATTATCTGCGTTCCAAATTACTTTTTCTTCTCCGCATATAAAACATTTGTTAGCCATTATCTCCCTCCTTACTCCATATCAAACCCGTCTGGCATAGGAATAAAAATTCCTGTTTCTTCTGCCATAGTCTGTTGTATGTCTTTCCAACTAACCCACTTGTCAACAAGGCACTCAGCTCGTTTATTAAAAAGATTGATAAACTCGTTAAGTTCCTTTTCTTCAAACCCGTAAGCATCATGTATGCAGTAAATACTTATCAGCAGCATAGACTTAATCGTGTTAGCCTTTTCGCTTACTTCAAATTTCCGTAAATCCGAATCCTTAACTGCTAACGGGATATTCCTTGCCCCACGCATTATTAGGTCTTTTTCAGCTTCTTCTATACCGACAGCCTTAATCTTATCCAGAATCCAATTAGCACCCTGATACCGGGCTAATTCTTCTTTACTTAGTTTGCTCATGTAGCAGCCACCTCACCTGTCTTTCCAACATATCTGTATTTGTAGTAGTGGCAAGGATCACCGTAGCGGTTAACGTTCTTAATCAATTCCGTAGAGAACATATGTCCTTCTTTTTGCAACTCACAAATTCTGGCTGATAACTGTAAGCAACCAACTTCCTTAACAGCTTCGTATGCCGTTATTCCGTTATGCTCACGCATATACTGTAAAACTCTATCTCTTTGAGTTATTTTCTTCCCTTTCTGCTTCGTTTCTTCCATGTGCTTACTCCTTCCTGCCGTTTAAAAGCCCTAATTCTTTGAAAAGGTTCTGCCTATTCTGCCTTGCTTCTTTAGTCCTTACACATATCTCCGGCAAGTGCATTTCAACCGTAATCTTTTCAAGCCTGTCTTTTATACGATCATTAAATGGTAACTGCTTAATATCCAAATTTGACGTAACCACCGTCATTCTGCCGTTTGTCATTCGGTAATCAAGTATCTTAAACAACTCATCCTCTAACCATTCCTTGCCTGTATTCTTCTGACCAAGATCATCAATTACCAAGAATTTACATTCATAAATAAGTTTCATGGGATTCCGCTTATATTCGTCATAAGAGTTTTTATCTCCGCTTTGACTTATATCTATCAACTCTGACGCTCTTATAAATCTTGTTCTGATTGCTTTTGAATACATAAGTTCATTGCAAATACAGCTTGCAAGAAATGTCTTGCCAGAACCTTTAGTCTTTCCGCAGATATATAAGCCAATGTTTTTCTTTTCCCAAATATCAAATTGAGTGATAAAAGCTTCAACGCCTTTTCTTGTGTTTTCTGTATCTACCAAAGTTCCATCATCCCGGACATATGCGTTCCAATCAAAATCGCTCATGCGCTTATCATAGAAACTTGAAGGGATTTCAGAATTTTTACGAACCTGCTTAACATCCTCTGCAAATCCACCATCGCAATACGGGCATTTCTTTGAAACCCAAGTAGTAAAATCAGGGCGTTCACCATAAATGTTAGGTAAATTGTTTTCCCGGCAGTAATCCGACATTCTCTGTTGAAACATATACATTCCTGATCCATTACAATACGGACATTTATTTTGATTCAAAGAAGTGGTCTGTCCAATGGCTGCCGTATTCGGCGTTTTGTCTTGCATCTATTTCTTCTGCCTCCCGTTTGCGTTTCTGTTTTGCGTCCTCAACATTGTTAAGGTATGTTTCAAACTTCCCGCAGAAAAGAGTTTCAGGTCTAATATACTGCTTCATCTTTTCATCATTACCCCAAGCATTAACCTGATTATCAATAACAGTTTTAAAATCCGTTACTGTAAACCCGTCTTTTAACCTTGCTATGATATGATCCCTATGTGCTTTAGTTTTCCCTGTATATCTCTTTCCTGTTTTAAGGTTTAGATAATTTATAATTTCTGTAATATCTTTAGAGTATGTATCTACTACTTTAGTATCTGTAGTAGTAATAGTATTAGTAATAGAAATAGTATTAGGTGTACCGATACATATTGTATCGATACCGTATCTTTTATCTTTTTCACCATTAAATACGTCCAAAAGATACTTTTTAAAATCCGTATTCTTAATACTGTTTATTTCTTTTTCCAAAGGCTTTCTGTATTTTTCAGAAGAAGTCCAATTATATTTATGCCAATTAGGTAACAAGACTTCTTTTGTATCTGCTGAATAAAAAGCAACTTTATGTGTTTCCGAAAACCTTTTCAGTAATCGTTCTATCGAATCCGTGTTATACCCTGTTTCGTTAGCCATCTGTCTTATGCTGACTTCATAACATCCGGCAAGGTTTGTATGCGGATTAGTGAACAAATACAAATAGAAATATCTATCTTCTGGAGTAAATTCATCTTGTATTTTCGTGTCCGTCCAAAAAGATAAACTGATTGTTCGATACAACGCCATTTTCAACCACCTTCTTTTCCTTGCAGTAAATCTATAATCAGTTTTGCCGATTCATCAGGCTTGCAGAAAAGGAACTTACAGCCGTATCGTTCTTCCATTGTGTGACATATCTTCGCAAGCTGAGTACCGGGCATAGCTTTCGGATAAACAGGCTTGCCATTTTTCTTGATATACAAACGGGGATTTTTCCAAGAGTTAAGATCATCTATACATCTGATCGTTGCGTTCCAGATAGTCTTACGATAATCAACATACCTGCCCTCGTTTTCAACTACGATATACAACTTAATTCCGTTATTCTTTGCAAGGATTAGTTCATCACGAAAACGCTCATGCTCGCTTTGAACATTGTTTACGATTTCCATTATTGATTCTTTGCTGTCGCAGACTTTACTGTACGTCCCCAAGAAATCCATCATCTTAACAGGGATGCCACGTTTAGCCTTGCGGTCAAGCAAGTCCTGTATCTTATCATTCATCAGCACATAATCACCAACGGGAAGTCTATATCTTTGAATCTCTACGCCCTGTTTCTGCCACCACTCATGTTTAAGAAGGTGTTTGTCAATCTTATTATTTGTGTCCTCAATAATCGTCATTTCCTGCCCCTTTTGTGTCGGAGTGGTATATTTTATCCACTTTAATATAAAACCGACTTTCCTAACCCCTTTATATGCGTGTATAAAGGTCATTTAACCTTGACAACTTCGTAATCTGAAAATGCTGATTTGATTACGGCAGAAAATTCATCATTTGTAGCCTTGATAATCGAAACTGCATCTTCAAGATTCTTTGCGTTATTGCTAAGTCTGTTTTTCTTCATGTTATCAAGGATAAAGGTTAAGGCACTTTCCATCTTGCCGAAATAACCTAATACCTGATTAACGCCCTTTTTCCTAACAGTTATGTTATCCTCGTCAATATCAAGAAGATAATCGTCTGTCACTTTAAGCATATTCGCTTCTCTTTCTTCAAGCGTCTTATATTTTTTCTTTTCTTCACTCATTGTTTTTCTCCTTTATTCTGTTTGCCCTGTCTGGTATTCAGCACCTTCCAGACCTGATAAATCAACATTCGTAACTGAATACTCTCCTGTTTCGACATTCTTACCGTCCTTATAGCCATCGAGGAAACTTACTGTAACTGCGAAAACC